CGGAGACATGGGGGTTCACGCCTCCCTGGAGACCTTCAGGGTTGCGAAGCTCCTCAAGAAGGCCATGTCAGCCGAGGCCATGATGTACAAAGGATACGAGATCACCTTCTGCGCGAAACCGGCCGTGGATTTCATGAAGGGGCTTTTTGAGAAGCTGACTAACCCTAACGTCAAGGGCGTCTTTTACTTCTTCTCTGATGACTCCTGCTTTGCCACCCGCGACGCCAAAGGCAAGCTCGTCATGTACAACATTGACATCTCTGGATGCGACAGCTCACACGGACCCGGGTTGTTCAAGGCCGCCCACATGTGCATCCCCGACATCGCCAGGGACGCCGCTGTTCGCATGGAGGCGCAAACCATGCTGCCGATCGTGCTCACCAATCCCCACAACCCCATGCAGAAAATCGAGCTGAGACCCTTGTTCCCTCGACTGTATAGCGGCCACGGTGGCACCACGTACTACAACAACATCGCCAACATTCTGATTGCCATGTCACTCGCCGACGCCCAAGCGGTCACACCGACTGAAGTCTTCACCGCCGCCGAGGCGACTGGGTACAAGGTCACCGTCGAGTCATCGCCCCTCGGCTTCAGCAGCATGCACCAGCTCCAGTTCTTGAAGACCTCCCCCGTTCGAACAACCACCGGCGAGATCTACCCTCTGCTCAATCTCGGAGTTTACCTCCGGAGCATGGGCTCCACCACGCGCGACTACCCCGGTCGCGGACCCCTCATCCCACGAGTGCACGCTTACAACAAGGCTGTATTCCACGGGATGTACCACGGCGTTTCCTCGGAGCTGCACGACATCATCCGCGCGCGACTCAAGAGAAACTCACCCGGAAAGACCGATCAAAGTCTTGCTGACTTCATCACTAAGAAATTCAAGTATAAGTTCAGCCACGACGGAACGCGTGTCCGCATTCCAACCGACCAGCTTTACGCTCGCTACTGTCTCACCTCCATCGAGATAACCGAGCTCCACGAACTGATGGCTATTTGTGACATCGGCGATGCTGTGTCTTGTTCCGCAATCGACAAGATACTGCGCGCCGACTACGGACTCAGCCAAGTCAGTCGACCCCAGGAGAGCACAGTTCACTTCTGCCCCCTCCCGGAGTATTAAGCTGGCATCGGATACCAATCTTTGGACAGCAACCAAAGCCTAACG